TGGTTGAACGATATGTGCCGCGAGGTCCGAAAGACGTGACGCTTCAGCAAAGGAACCGGCGCCGCATCAAGGAACTTGAACGGGCCCTGATGCGAGCCGTCAATGAGCACGGGCACAAGTATAACTGCAGCGCCGCTCGTGGCATGGAAAGAGATTGCCATTGTGGCTGGCTGGAGGTCCGCGAGCTGGTCAAAAGCTTCACTCCACAGCACTCCGAAGGACAGAAATGAAAGCTTTGACGATCCGCACGCCAACGGCACATGGTGCTGGGTGCTGGAAGACGTTGAGCGGCTGTCCGAGGCAATCCCCTGGAAAGGGGCGCAGGGCCTTTGGGAATACAACGCTCCTACATCCTTACCGTGCGCATCGGAGAAAACATGACCAACGCAGAACTCGGCAAGTATCTGGCACGCAAGCTATTCGACGTCGGCAGCTTCGACACCGATGCTTGCCAAAGAATTCAGTTCAAGGGTGGTCGAAAAACGCCAGCAGATCCTGAGACTAGCCTAGGCGGTTTCGGCGAAAAACCATTGGCAGCTTGGTTTGCCAAGACGCTCGATGAAGCGAACGCCAACAATGGATGAGCGAGCGCAGGCCATCGAACTGGCCAACCGGATCTTGGACCGGCCTTCCGGAGATTCCGACGACGATTTGGCTGTCCTGTCGAGGCAGTTGCTTCGCCTTCGTGAGATCGTGCAAGCCGTCGCGGCCGATGCTGTCTTGGACCGCGATGACAACCAGACCTATCTGGTCGATTTCATCCCGATAATCAATGCGCAGACCTACATAAAAGTGACCGCTTCCAGCGCAAACCCACAATCATCAACTGGAGAATGACTATGCAACCACATCAGCAGCGAGTAGTAGACGAGAAGACCGAACTGGACGACAAGCTCGGCAAGCTCGTGAAGTTTTACGACACCGACATCTACGCCAAACTGGACGAAGCCGAGCGCGTGCGGCTGAGCAGCTGCGATGTGTACTGCCCGCAGCGTGATAGCGAGCAAAAGAAGCGACAGCAGATCACCGCTTACCGCCCCACCGCCGCCGAAGTGGAGCGCAGCGAACGCCAGGGCGACTTGATCGCGATGTATCGGGCCGAGTACTAGCGCCGGTAACCAACTAGGAGCATAGCCATGGAAGAAACAAAAGTAGTCGAGTTGTTTCCCAACGGGCTCACGAAGGTCGAGTTGCCGCTGCAGAGCGACGAAAACAAGCAGGCGTGGCGCAACCTATATGCTCGTTTTCGAGAGATCGCGCGCGAAGCGGAAAAGCGTTCTCATAACTTATTCGAAGGACGGTCATGACTGACTCAATACCCAACCTCAACTGGTTGCGCGACCACATGATGATTCTGGATCAGAGCGAGCCAGATACCTATGAAAGCATCATGGAGGCCGTCGTGGGAGTGCTTGAAGCGGCCTACAACGAGGCCGAGTTGGCAGGTACGGGCGATGCACTGATCCAGTCCACACAAGACCTCACACGCGCGTTGGGTAGCCGTACAGGCACTGGGAGCAAGCTATGAACGACCGAACGCTCCTTGACAATGAGGTGACGGTACATAGTGGTCGTCTTTGGGATGACGGCGCCTTCACTGACTGGCAACGGTGGGTAAAGGTTGAGGATTATGAACAGCTGGAGCAACAGTTGCGGCTCAAAGCGGCCGAAGAGGCGCTGCGTGGGAGTATGGACATACAAACATATGAGGCCAAGATTCTCGGGAAGTCGCAGGAATGACAAAGTGCTGCACCTGCAAGGCCGAGCACTGGCAGCCGCACACGGTTGGCTGTCCCGCTTATAAGCCACCTGCAGCCCTATCGAGCGTCTCCACTCTGCGCCTGCTGGCGACATGCGGCTCGATGGACCTGTCGATGCTCGGGCCGATCGCGGATGAGATGGAGAGGCTGCAAGAGGAAATCGCCGGACTGAAGGGCCAAGCGTTCGTGCTCAAAACAGCGAATGCGGCAAAGGATGTCGAGATCCAGCGGCTACAACGCGCCCTGAGCTTCTGGATGCCGTGCGTGCCAGACCCGGGAGAAGTTATGGCGGGAGCCTGCGAACGTCTCATGGACGATGCCATGCTGATGGCAGGCTATGATGGAGTGGACGAGAAGTCCGCTGAGGCGCTGGGCTGGGTCAGGTTGGTGCAACCGACAGCCCACGAACCGGGAGCGTACGCTGCGGTCCCGACCGATTGGGAGAAGGCCCGCGATGTCGTACAGGAAGTGGTGTGCCAGACTTCAGGCGACATGCGCATTGGCGCCCTGCACTGCCTCCACGCGGTGGCAGATGCCATGCGAGGCACACTAGCATCACCACAGAAATCGCTTCCTCGTCTGGTTGTGCAAGAGGATGGCGGCCATGATTTGATCTTTGATGATCTGGAGCCAGCCAGCGTTGATTGGCGTGCGTCGAAATCGGAAGCTGCTCCGCCGGACCTCTGGACCTGCGACGAGTGTGCTGGGCCACCGCGTCCCTATGAAGAAGTGCAGTGCGTGCTGGGTAAATGCAAACCGGTGAGAACCTGAGCATGCACAACGTTCCCGATCCAATCGAACAAGGCGAGTCCTCGGCCGAGCGCTGGGCTGACGAGAATGTCTGCGGTGAGAACTTCATCTGCGGCTGCGGGCAGCAGTGCAAGCTGACGGACGGTGTCGCGCTCAGCCCCAACCCCTATTGCACTCCAGTCTGTCCGGACTGCGCGATGGAAGATCCGGCCTACGCCAAGTGGGTCGGGAACCAAGCGTCAGCAAAGCGTCGATCCGAGCAATCATGAGAACGTTCGAAGAGATCTATGCGGCTGCAATAACGCTTCGGCGCCAGCTGTTGCGGGAGGGTAAAGATCCAGCCGGCGTTTTTCATATCACAGCCGACGAAAAAATGACTCTCTGGAATCGTGCTCCGTTTTTTCAGCCATCGATGGACCCGGAACGCAGGACCTTCTGTGGCCTAACGCTGAAGATCATCGACACTAGAAGTGAACACTCATAGCGGATGGGGAAGCCACCAAAAATCATCACTGACTATCGGGCCTCCGAACAGCGCCGGAGACTGCATCTATATCTCAAAGGCAGCGACGGCTGCGAGCATTAGTCGAATAAGAAGATCGATGGAAACAAGATCCGCTGCACACGCTGTGGGAGCGTGGTGGGATTCGTGCGGATGCCTACGGGAAAGGCACCCGCCGAGTGAGCATCAGCCAGATCAGGCGCAGGTATTTCACTTCGTGACCGCGATCCGGTTGAGCGCATCCCGATTGGCCGCGCTGCCGGCGGAACTGCCGTAGTAGAAGCTGACTATGGAGGCCCATGCCGTGCCCAGTGCGCCCACCATCACCAGCATGACATCGCCACCGGCCTGCGGCTTACCGTACATGATCAGATAGCCCAAGGTGGCGAAGAACCCGAAGGTGACGAAGTACGCTAGATATTTCGGGGTCGAGTCGTGCGTCGAGACCTGCATGGCCCGGGCATTGGCCATATCGTCGAAAGTGAGTTTCTCCTCAGCGATCCCCAGCTCCTTCAGGCGCACCTGCAGGTCGCTGTCAGCCTTCTTCAATGCCAGTAGCTGATCAGGGGTGGCCGTGAGCAAAGCCGTCTCAGCGGCCTTGTCATCGCCTCCTGTGCCCAATGCCGCGTGGACGGCAGCGGCAGCCAAAGGGCCGAAGGGACCGCCCGCGGCGAGCGCAATGGTCGGTGCAACGGTCCTGAGGACCTGTAGAGCTTTTGCGCCGAAACTGCTCATTTGACACCATTCCAGGAAAGTGAGAAGTGGTCCGCATCGATGCTTTTGAAGTCACCACCGTAGGCTGCATCTGGATCCAGCGTCTTCCAGAACTCCCCTAGCGGTCTATACGCCGCGGGATCCGTCAGGTAGGTGCCATCCTTGAACAGTTGCAGATCGACCGCCAGGCGCTGCGTGTGCAGGCTGTGCGCGATTCCTGAGCCCTTGGCGGCATTCAATGCTGCCTGCTCGGACGGACGGTAGAGCTCGCCAGCCGTGAGTTGGTAGCCTTGGGCATAGGCCCAGTCGATCAGCTTGGCGACGAGCGGTAGAAAGCGGCGCTGGCGTGCTCCGAGGGTTTCGTTCACGGATCAACCCGTCGTTTGATGAATGGGTCCACCTGGTGCTTCCAGGTGCGCAGGTCCTCGATATCGCTATCATGCCGATCGATGCGCGTGACAATAACCCCGGTATGCTGGACACCATCGAGTTTATCCTCGATGCGCTGCAGATGCGTCTGATTGCGCATGTTCATCGAGCCGTAATCCTTGCGTAATAATTCCAGTGCTTCCTTGAAGTCATCCTTGCTTACCGACGCATCGACCTTGGACTGCAGACGTCGGAAGATCCAGAGGAACCCGGCCAACAATGCGCCCATGGCCAATTCTGCGATCTTCCACCCGTCCAAACTGCTCACATCATTCATGCTGGCAGATATTACTCGTACAACCTCTCGACTGTATCCAGCAGAAACTGCCGGTCGATCTGCGTCCACGTCGCCTTGGATAATGTCTCGCAGATCTGAGCCATCTTTTCAGATTCATCGCTCAGCAATGACTCCGTGATGCCGGGCGCTGCATATAGCACCCGCATCTGTGCATCGAACTTTTTGGCCTCCTCTGGATGAATGGGAACGATATCAAACTGAAGAATCGCGGAACGCCGCGCCCAACATAGAAGCCCGCCCATTTCTACTTCCTCGGTTTAGGTTGATCTTTTCGACCGTATTCCAAATTGCCTTCAGGCCCGGCCCACTGATCGCCGGGTTGAATGATTCTCTCACGTAACAACAAGGCATCGTTACTCATCAGATGCACGGCCATGCGAGCCATGTTATTCTGCATCTGCGCAAACTCAATCAACACAAAGATTGCAGTCGCAAGCGCGAACCCGCTAATCACAGCAGTGAAAATGATCCATGGCAGCAGCTTGGAGTGTTCCGTGAAATGGTTGGAATTGACATTCGCACCAGCAGCCGCATCAATCGGATGGTGCGGCGAATGCTCGGGGTGAACTTGGCTCATCCGCCCCGATACCTCGGTTCTACGATCTTCTCCATGTGATCTACTTGTACCTTCAGATCCGTCACTTCCTGCTTGAGCGCGGAGACCGTCACCGTCAACGCGATCCCTCCCAGAATGAAAGCGATCGTCAGTGCTGTCAGAACCGGTACTAACCATTTGTTGCCGTCGCCTCCCTCGTGATAGCCGCCCTGGATCTCGACCGAAGCGCGCAAGGTCTGCTTGATCAAGTTGCGCAGACTCTCCTGGTCCTCGTCCTGCCGCGAGTTGTAATCCGGATCCAGCCGGCGGCTCTCCATGAACTGTTCCAGGAGTGCCTGCGTCCTGTCTTCCAGGCTCCCAATGAAACATGAGGATATTCCCATCATGAGAGTTTACCCAGGAAACTCACTTGTATGTACTTCCCGGCGGCAATATTGGCCGCAGTCAACGCAAAGGCCGCATCGGTCGTCGCATTGGCAAACTGGAAAAACAGGCGCGTCAGGGTGATCCCGTTGACATTCACAGACGCCACGAACGCCACTACATTGACTGCTGTACCGGATGAGTTCCTTGCCACAACAGCTTGCAGAAAGCCATTCAGATTATATTGCGCGGCTGTATCGAAAATGACCTGATTCGTATTGGCGCTGGAGATCTTGGCTCCTGCAGCCATTGCGGTTGCATTATCCGCACCCGTCGGCGTTGTCGTGAAACTGGCTGATGCATTCTTGATACGGCTGCAGGCGAGATTAAGAGTGGAATTGGCTGTATCCGCAATGATCGAATGCTGAATCGTTCCGGCATTGTTTTGAATATAAAAAATGAAACATTGACTGGTTGAATCCCCAGTCGTTGTATCAAGATTTGCTTCGATGACTGAGGCTATACCTCCTGCTGCTCCAAAACTGTTCGTCGTCGTGCCCACACCAATATTGTCGCTGATATAGTTGACGGCTGACGCAGTGACGAGTATCCCCGGGCAATTCTGGCTGGCGCCTCCCCAGATATAATTGTCGGCTATCTTGCTATGGGCGATGGCCCCGACCGCTAGGATTTCGGCGATGCCTCCTCCTCCATTGCGCAGTTGGTTGTTGTCAATGAGGAAGTTTCCGACGACTTCACTCAGTGAAATCGTTCCCCAGATACCATACTGGCCGTTGAAAAAAATATGGTTGCCGACAATGGAGTTATATTGTCCGTCCGTGTTGATGCCATTCAGCCTATTGCGAAAGGTGTAGTTTCCCTGAATCTGGTGCTGACTCTGGGTGGCATCATTGGTGATACCGAATGTGGAGATGCAATCGACGCCGTCATAGTAATTGTTGTAGGTGCGATTGTCCGAGATCGAGCCGCGACCGCAGCGTGGATCTGCGTTCGAGGCCGGTGAACCCAGTGCTCCCCACACGGCAGCATTGAGAATGGAGCCCGCGGCCAAGGCTCCTGTCCAGGAAATGGCCGTACTGCCGTTGGTGAGTGGCCCACTGCGTGCTGATCCGTCCGAAAAGCCGAACTGCCAAGTCCCCGTTGGCCCTCCCCACGGCGCATTCAATGTTCCGGAAGTTGCGCCTCCGACAGAAGCCGTAAAAGCAATCCCGCCTGATTGCGCCGTCTGCACACCACTCTGCCCGCAGTTGTAGCAGGTATTGGCGCGCATGATGAAATCGACGTTATTAAAGAAGGTAATTCCACACTGGCTCGCATAGCCGATGCGATTGTTGATCGCCTGATTGTTTTGTCCCTGCTGAATGTTATTTGTGCAGTTATCAAAGAGCACCGCAGAATAGTTGCCCTTGCCACCTTGATAGTCACAGTCCCGTATGGTCGAATTGATGGCATCGAAAATATTGATGCGGACAAACCGACCATAGATGCGCGAGACACTGATATCGGACGCCGCAGCGGTAAAAGTGATCGTCGGTCCGATGTTCTGCGTCCCGACCAACGGTTGACCGGCCACCCATGTGGCATATTCAGGGTCATTCGTCGTGGGCTGATATCCAAGTCCGTTTGACTGAGCGGGAGTGAGGGCTGCTGCCCAGTTATTCGGGTTGCGGGTAACGATATAGGGTGCGGTGAGGTTTTCCATCCAGAAGTTATCAACAAAAGAGCCGGTGCCGCTCATGACGGTCAGCACCGTAGCATCGCAGAGCAGTTTGCTCGTCGGGCCTTCCCCGAGAATGATGATCGGACCCGTGCGAGTGGCGGGTGTCAGGATCTTGTAACTCGTGCCTCTCAATAGTCGCACGAGTCCGGTGTTGACTGCACGTTGGAAGCCCACCGAATCATCGGCTGAGCCATTACCGATCGCGCCGTACCGGCGCGGATCACCAGGCTGATAGCTATAGTTGGTAACGACCGCTGCAGTTTCATCGGTGGTGAGCGCGGTCGGATCAATGACGGCAAAGAGATCGGAACCGGAATTGGCGCTGCCCCGCCGTTGGTGGATACTCTCGAGGACGTCGCGTACGACTGCCATCAGCCGGTCGCAAACAAAAGAGCGCCGCTAAAATGCGAGGTATTCAGCGCATTGAAATTACCCGTTCCACCGATCGACCCCATGATGACATTGACACGGATGGTATCGGTCGCAGCCAATTGCAAGATAACACTACCGTTGACCGTGATCTGATTGCTGCCGGAAGCTAATGCCAGAGGAATGCTGCCATTGCCGAAGTCGTATTGATTGACGCCCGCCGAGGTCACATTGTTCTTAGTGAAGAAAGCACCCAGAAAGTTGGCGGTTCCCGTAGCGGCATTCTGTACAATTACTACGCTGTTGAACTGATACACCCCGGCCACAGGAGCCGTGAAGATCCCTGTCGTGTTATCGTAGTTGTTGCTCAGATCTGTATTTTCGGTATCAAACTTAATAGTGGTATAGACCGATGCTGCGAGGATGAGCAGTCCCCCGGTGCGTCGGGCATTAAACGCTGGCGCAGTCGCATTGATGATCCGACCGCCCATGGTCAAATTGCCGCTGATCACTGCATTCAACCAGCGAAACGAAGCACTGCCGAGACTGAAACTGGCATCCACCGAGGGCAACCAATCAGCGGCCATCTTCCCCTGTCCATCGCGGGTCGTGCACAGTGTGAGTCCCGCAGCAACACCATCCATCTCGGTATCCATCCGAGATGCAGTTATGTTAACTGCATTGGTCTTATCCACCACCCAATTGAAGGAGCGGACGAAGGTTCCCGAACCATTAAAGGCGGCCATTGACCACTCCTGTGATATCGATCACATCGAACCCCTTGCCATACAGTACTCGAACAGGAGTAGCGTAAGAGCCTATATCAGGGAACATCAATAGCTCCCCGCCACTGAATGGAGATTCCTCGTCATGTTTAATTTCATTCTGTTCTGCATCGTCTGCTTCTTCTGTGAAGATTTCCTCCGAGCGCTAGTTCGGTGCATTAACGGCCCCCGCAATTGAATTTGGAAATCGCTGCTGCAGGGCTTGAATCAACTGTAATGCCATGGCAGGACGGGCGCCAGATTGACCAGGACCACTCAGAAGATAAGCCCGGGATCCACCCCTAATGAAGGGCAATGCAGCTCCCGCCGCACCTCCTAGCATTCCTCCATATTCGTGCCCTTCTTTTGCCAACAAGGCCGCTGCGTATAAGTTCAAATGACTGACATTACTGCTATTAGCCGGTAAGTTTGCTTTGGGGTAGTTCGCCGCATGCTCCGCAGCCTGTAGTAGATTTCCCGACAGCGGTTCACCTCGACGTAAGGCGGCAGCCAACTTCTGGCCATTCACATTGCCGGCCGGATCCATGACATCTTCGATCGTGGAGGCTTGCGCATAGGTTTTGCGAGCCTGCCGCATCGACCCCACCAGGTCCGCATAGGGTCCGCCGGCTTGCTGTGCTCCTCGCTCAAGCTGCGCTTCAATCGCATTCGATAGACCCTTGTAGGCCATCCCGGTTTCACTGCTGCCGGTTCGATAGGCATCACTGGCCTTGGCGCGTAGCATCTTCACCGCTGACACGGCCGCATCGCCGGTAAAGGTCGGTTGTCGATAAATAGCAACGAGTTTTTCGATATCCGGATTGGCAGAGCCCGGGAATGACGCATTCGAACCGTGACTTTCCTTCAGCACGGAATCCAGTGCTTGCACGTATTGCGGATCGGTCTTGATCTGCGGAATAGACCGCGCGTTCTCAAATCCCTTGCCCGCTTCGGCTTTCACCGCCGCCACTGCATCGGGCGTGAAAACTTCAGGCTTCAATCCAATGTCAGTGGCAGCTCCAGCATTGCGTGCGGTCTGATTGACGATGCGAGCTTGGTTCTGCGTTGCTTCCTTACCGCCGATCGTCTCCAGCGTCTTGTTGATGAGACTGGGATTGGTCGTTGAGGGTGGCACAACATAGCCCTTATCCTGAGCTTGCTTGAGTCCCGCAGCTAATCGTTGAGCCTGCAAGCTCTGCGGAGAGACAAAACTCTCCGGGGCTTTGGCACCCGGAATGGGAAGATTTGGCACCAGCGCACCACCTTCCATTCCCAAACCAAAACTTGCGATCTTCTCGGGCATCGTTTGCGGTGTCGGCAAGACACTATTGAGCGCGCGATCAACATAGGCCGACGGTGTATTGGACGGCCATGCCTCAGCAGAGAAAGGGTTGATTTCCTTCCAACTCGGCATATGCGGATTGCGGGCGAAGTTATAGGCCGAGGTCATTGCATCAGGAATCAGATTGATCGCGCCAGTTACGCCATGGGCAAGCGCATTGGCCGAAAGCCCTGCTCCGCGAACAGCCTGATCTACCAGAGAAGGACTGGGCGGCGCGGCCGGTTGAGCGTATTGCTCCCAGGGAGATATAGGCGCAGCGTATTGTTCCCAAGGTCCACTCACTGCTTTTCCCAACTCTCAGGCTTGCCAGGATCGCCACCCTTGAACCGGTAACCACCTTCGACAACACCGGGCTTTGGTGGCCCCTTGGGTGTTGAATTCGAGGCTCCCGCCTCGATCGCTTGATTCTGCTGATCGAGCCAGTGCGCGGTATGACCGGTTTCCCACTCATCGGGTGACTTACCCACTTTCCATTGGGCAAAATCCTTTTGTTTGGCGATTTCCTGCTTGGCTTTGTTATCCATATACTGCGCAACCCGTTTGAACGCAGTCGGATCCGACATGCCCAAGTTAGGATTGTTGCGCATAAAAGTATCCAGATCGAAGTTGGTCCCTCGACTGGTCATACTATGGATGGTATTCACGGCCAATGTAGCCGTTTGTTTCTGCGCCGCTTGCAAGGCGCCGATATCCACACCCAACCATCGAGAAACGGTCGCCGGATCGACTCCCGCGGCAATCATCATGGAGCCGGTCTTCATCTTGCCTTCGTTCAAGGCCGAGGGCGGCGCCGTCTTCGCAAGGCTGGTCAATTCAGCCAGGGATCGACGAACTTCCGTCGCACCGGCCGCATTTTTGCTCAACTCCCCTGCATAGTGCTGCCCTGCCTCCGCGCCAGTCTTCTGCGCCTGAATGGTCGCCGCACTGGCCGTCTGACCTGTTCCTGAAGCGCCGGAAACACCCGTAGCACCCGCCTGTGCCCCGCCAGGCGCCAACGTGGGCGGGGTGGGGAACTCATAGACTTTGCGTCCCTGCGCATCTACCCCCGCCTCAAGAGGAGTTTGGGATACCTTGCCGGCCGTCTCCGCAGCTGATGAGCCTGAAATGGTCGCGGCCGCTCCCGGTGCCAAGCCCTGACCGGTGAGATTCCCGCCCTTGTCATAGAAATTGACGCCGCCGGTCGGCGCAGATGGATTCTGGCCGATGACCGCATTGGTGAGCGGATCGCGCTCGATCGCGCCGGGCCGCTGCTCGATGGGAGCAATGTAGTTCGCCTTACCCACCGTCTGCTGCAGGATCTGATGACCCAACGCTGAATTCGGATCGATCCCAGCGGCGCGCAGCATCGATTGCATTTCGGTCGGTTTGTACTGCGGGGCGACGAAGTTCTCGGCGTACTTCTCCGGGCCCATCATGGCGATGAGCTGATTGGCCTGCGCTTTGGACATGCCTTCCGGAATCATCGGATTGGGCGCTTGTTGAGGCGGCAATAGGCCTGTAGGAGCTACAGGCGCTGGAGCGGGTCCTGGAGGCCCTTGGGAGCCGGCAACGCCATTGGGGGGTAGTACGCCCGGAACTGACGGAGCAGTCGGTGGCGCGGCTGCTGGAGGAGCGGTGGGTGCGCCTCCCATCAAGCCTTGGAAGTACTGCTGTTGAGCTCCAAGGGATGCATTCTGTGCCTTGCCTGCCATCAATCCCGATACCAGAGTCGCGACATTCGACAGCGCCGAGCGCTTCGGCACGACCCGCATTGAATTCCATTCAGCCGGCGTTTGTGTCGATTGCTGCGCATTTTGCATGAGCGCCTGCGCCAGCATCTGCTTACGCTGCAGATCGATGTAGGCCGGGTACTGGCCTGGATCTAGATAAGGGGGCTGAATGCCCGGGTCAGGCATTGACGCCTCCCGGGGTCTGCATTTGCTGCATCGCCTGTGGCTGGGCTGCAATTCCACCCATCATGTTCGGCTGAGGTGGCATTCTGGATTGTTGCGGTGGCTGTCCCTGCTGCAATGCGCGCATGAGCATGATCTTCTGCGCCATCTGTGCGGCTGCACCGATCGGCGGCGTCTGGCCCTGCATTCCACCGACGGATTGAGGTTGCTGCCCTCCCAGCTGAGAGGCCAACATTTGGGCCATCATTTGCGGATCTGCGCTCATAGAAGTTCTCGTAAGGACTGTGTGTCCTGGTGAATTCGGTCGAACAGCTCTCTCAAGATGGCACTGACGGTTTCTGCCTTTTGTGGATGGAAGGCTCGCATGTACTCCATCCGGCCGGCATTCTCATCGAGATAGGCGGTACAATTCCAACAGTCCAACCCCGTGTTCATATACCGATAGTTGGCTGGTAATGCGATCCCTTTCTCATTCAGATAGGCCATTACATCCGCATCGGACCAGTCGGCCAATGGGAATTCGTAGGTGATGCCATCCACCACCACTCCACTGCGTAAGCCGCTTTTTTTCTGATCGCTATTCTTCTCACCCCGGATGATGTGCGTAGCCCCCAACTGACGAAGGGCTTGCAAGGTCGGTGTCCACAAAGCGGCCGCACAACAATGATAACGGGACTGAAACCGAAATCCGTCCGTCCCTTCAAACTGATGGCCATAGAAGGTCGCCGCGACCGGCACCACATCCGCCGGATAGCCCTCGATCCCAATCGACTGCTGTCCGTGAATCTCGACGAAATGCGGCACAAGAGCCTTGATTGCGGCCATTTGCTCGAGCGTTTCCGGAAATGCCGCCCCGGAATTGCACCACATGACCGTGATCTCATCCCATCGGGGTTGCAGCAAATATAGACATGCCAAACTGTCTTTGCCGCCGCTGAATTGCAATATGGTCTTCATTAGAAGTAGATCGCGGCCATGGCCGCCAACGATCCGATCGTGCTCTCGGTCTGATTGTTACTCGCAACCCCCGCATTATAGCCGGCCAATTGCCCCTGATACTGCTGACCAAAAGCACCTGAAATATCCGGCGTCAAGGCTGAGGCTGAAGGACTTCCCGTACCCGATAGAGCGGCATATTCACTGATCGGCGCATTTCTGATAGCCAGTTGGTTCTGTAGACTCTGACCACCCAAGCCAAAGAGCCGCGATTGTTCAGCACCCGCACCGGTAATCGCCTGCGTGCGCGCATCTGAAGTTTGGGCCTGCTGCTCACGAGACAAGCGATCCTGCTCATTATTCCAAGCCGGTGAACCATAGGTCGCGCCCATGTTTGCCAACTTTGAATCCATCTGCTCACTGGCCAATTTCTGCTCAGGCGCCAGATACTGCATCTGTTTCTGATAGAGCGCATCTTGGGTGTTCTGCAGGTCCTGAGTGGTACTCGGGCCGCCCGGCATGCCAGCCAATCCTGTGGTATCAATCGGCTTGTTGAGCACATCTTGGAACTGTGGGGCCAGCTGCGTGGTCTGCGTATAAGTCGGTGCCCCGCCAGTGGGACCGCCAGTAGGTAAGCCTCCATAGCTCGGAACCCCGCCATAACTGGGCGCTGCTTGTGAGGGACCGCCCAAACCATATCCCCCATATCCACCTGTGCGTAGATCATGGCCGGACAATGAGGGAATACCACCCCCGCTGGCACCGCCTTGGACAGGTGCTGGAGCAACAGGCGTTGCGGGAGCAGATACCGGTAATCCCGATCCGCCAATTGGCCCCATTCCTCCAGCCGAACCTCCTGTTCCATTCGGATAGCTCGTACTCCAAGTTGAACTACCCAAGGGGTTCACCTGGTTGGTTCGGTTCAACCCTGCATTGAATAGCGCGGTTCCGGTAGACAATCCATATTGGGCTCCTGCCTGGGCATATGGATCCACCGGCGTCGGTGCACTGGGAGAATCACTCATATCATCACCCATCGTTTCCAAGCCGGATCTTCGACGAACATCCGATAGACCAATACATCGTCATTCGCCAGTGCACGCTCCATGGTCGATTCATGGGTAAAGCCCAAGTGTTCCACGAATCGCTTCACGGCCTTGTTTTGGGCCGGAATTAGCGCGTTGAACCGTTGGACCTTCAGTTGCAAGAACGGATAGATGAACATGATTCGCAAAAAGGATTTGGTCATCCAGTGTTTGCCCTCTATGGCGCTGATATGGCCGCGCACACTCCCGCCGGCTAGATATTCGGTATACCCGAGAGCCGCGATCAACTTCCCATTGTGTTCCAACCCGATCGCCAAAAACTTCCCATCCCAGATATTGCCATGCGCTGAACGGTCAGCTGCCCATTGCGCGACACGCTGATCTTCACCAAATACCAAACGCTTAGAGGGGCCCTCCTTCTTCAAAGAGGAAATCGGTTGCGAACCATTGAGCGATGACACCCGAGACCTGTTGACTGATACGAGCGCTTGCGACATAGCCCAACCCCACAATACCTTGCCAATTCTTGATGCTGATGGACGGACTCGAATCTCCCCACGGAGTCACATCCCATGGACTCGTATCCCAGGGCGCCAAGCCTCCTGAGATGAAGGGAGGAGCAGGGTTTATCACATCATTGAAATCCACATTCAATGTGATCTGAGGTGCAATGTTGGCATTGGCCTGGAAGATCGGCCGCGCCATCATGAAATTCTTGAGTTTCCCCGGCAGATCAAAATAGGAAAAAGCCGGTTTGCAATCGACCGTGATGGCGTTTCCGGCATCGTTCGTGCCCACATCGGCCAGAAACACTTTGGTGTTTTCTCCGTAATACAACGCATCCTGCTGTAGCTCCCAACAATTGGCATTCCAGTTATTGAACTGCCACCACGACTTCGCCACCGAATTCATCACCCACTGATGCATGAGGGTATTGGTCGTATCGGGCACATTCAAAATGAGCTTGTTTCCCAGCGGATAATCGATGACCTGCCAGCCGAAGTTGGCATTGAAGCTCTGCACATCATTATTGATGGCGTTGATGATCTTGTAGGTAAGCTGTGCATCCTCTTGTGTGCGATCGGTCAGCATCGCCTTGGACAGCGGCGTCAGGCCATCCGCCGTGATCACGATGATATCGGAGGCATACTTCGTATAACACCGACGTCCGATGGGCCTTCCAATGTTGAAAATACCCACCAGGCTCCAGGTACTGATTTGGGCGGGGTCATATCCCTGATAGATCGCAACTTCCCCTTCGCTGGTGATGAAGACAGCGTAGTCATCAATACCCGAGACGTTGTCGATGGTCCAGGTGGCCATCTGCATCAGGATGCCGCCCTTCTTGAAGAGTTGGCCTAACGGGATCTGCGTTAACACTCCTTGAAAAGCTGTCGTCGCCGAATACCAGACGTTCATCGAGTTGTTCTCGATGTAGAACATCCGCTGCTTAAAGACGGTCGCTGTGATCAGATTGGACGGTGTCAGTCCACTGCCTGAGATGGTCGTCGCCGCCCACACAGTTCCATTGTAGAACTGGGGCTGAACTGCCCCATTGGCCCAGATCAGAACATTCCCTCCACCCGCATTGAACATCTGATGTTGCAAGCGGGAATTGCTCAAAGCGGTGACTAGCGCAGCACCTACAGCCCCTTGAACCGTAATGTCATAGATCGAATTTCCACTGACACCAAAGAGTTTGCGACTGATGAGGCCGTTGTAGGCCATGATTGTCTCAACCGCACCCGGCAGACCTGTGGACCATTGCTGTTTGCCATTGCGAAAAGCGACATACGATGGGGTACCAAACCAGTTGGACGAAGTAATGGCATCGGTGGATGGCATGGCAGCCAAAGCATCACGCGCGTTGATTCCGCCGATCGGGGCCGGAACCGATACCGTGATTGGTTCAACATCCTGTTGAGGAAGGGACCGGCGGCGGGAGCGACCGAAAGCCATTTACCAGTTCCCGGCGGAAACGAAAATCCCGGGCCCGAACTCTGCTGGAGGTCCTTGTAGGTTCAAGCGTGGCTTGCTGCCATCGCGGGTAATCAAATCATTGATGGCATCCTGTGCCTTCTGATAGTCCTCATCGTAGGACAGTTTGTTCGCGCGTTTGAACCGCCACAGCGCATCCAGAGTGATGACACGCTCATCCAGAAGCGCCACATCCGTATCGACGGTGAAACTGCTCTTAGGTGTAACCCCAGTACTATCGGTCGCCCAGAACTTCGTACACCACTCGAAATAGACAGCGTGGCCCACAGGCGGCACAGGAAAGAACAGCAATTGATTGCCGCGGATCCGATAGGCAATCCAGGGACCTGAGCTAAAGCGGGCTTTGAGATTCTGCCATTCAGATGGGGATTTTGGCCCAAAGAGTGGCCGGCGCTGGGTGCGGTTCCACATCGATTCCGTGATGATGAAACTGAATCCACTGCCCGCGAGTGCCTGAATCGTTCCCTGCACTTCGGTCGCGACCGTCGTGAAGGTGGCCTCGCTCGTCAGTGCTTGCCAGGTATGACGGGAGCCAAGTTCCTGACCCGCCTCATTGATATACTCGATCGCCTGCAGGATCTTCGGATCCGCAGAAGCCGCAGCCACAGTCGGCTTGGACGACAGGACCTTGGTCGTCAGACTCTGCGTGATCGTGAGTAGACTGATAGCAGCAAACCCCTATGCTGCCTCTTCACGCCGCGGCCGACCTGGCCCACGCTTCACCGGCTCATCGAGCAGCCGTTCCTCGAGCTTCTGCAAACGGATTTGCATACGCTCCTTATCCGCCTCGAGATCCATGATCTTCACATTGGCATCCGCGAGTGCCTTGGCATTGATCCCCTTGTCCTTACCTTCGGCGATCCAGCCTCGAGCCAGATCCCGCAGATACCGGCCATCGAGACCGATCTGCCCCAAACTGCCATCCGGGTATTGCGCCAGATCTTCGACCGTGGGGATACCGACCGCTTTCAATCGGCTGCGCTGCTCATTGCTCACCGCCTGCCAAGTCTGCACTGGGGTTCCTTCCCGCGGAAGTTCATTGCCCTTCTTCCATTCGCTGAACTGCAGGTCGAAATGGTTGTACCACTCCACCGGATAATCACCCTTGAGCGCTTTGGCTTTGGTCTGTGCCAACCATTCCTCAGCAGGCTTCACGAACTCATCCTTGGAACCATGCGGGGTGATGCAGACCATGGTCACCATGGCGGGAACCGGACGGCCGGCGGCTTCAGAGGCCTCGCGGTTGATCCCATATTCCTGATCACGGAATTGCACGAAGGGCGGACGTTTGTCCATGACGGAAGGAATCATCGACATGGGAGGTTTTCTCCTGAGGAAAGGGCCGGCAGGGTTTTCCTACCGGCCATGAGAGTTAGGCGGACTGTGAAGCAATGTACTGCAAGGGACTGATGCAATACACATCAACATAGGGCGTTGCTGTAGCAACCGAGTAACTTCCATTTGTAGCAATGGCATTGATCTTGGCCCCGACCGGAGGGAACAACAGCAAGGCATTCGCCCCACTATTGAAGACGGTCATCGAATCTCCCGGATTCATCAGAGGCAGCAATGCTCCCGCATTGGCGGCCACAGTCGTGAAGCGATTGACATCCGCGGCCAACGGAAATGAGGCGGTTTGCGAACTCGTTCCCGTGGCCGTCAATGTATCCGCGACCGTTCCTTGGATCGCCTGGGCTTGAAGTGCAGACAATCCCGCAGTAACCAATCGTGCTGAGAGTGGCATGGACGCTCCTTCAGGTAATCGCACCCTGAGCGAATGGACGGTTGAGAATGCCTGAACCAAAACCCGTATAGGTTCCAGTCACCGTCACCTGACCGGATGCGGTCTGATTGGCACCCGTGGCCGTCCCAATCGCTGTCCCGGTGTAGATGCGCTTGCCGTCCGGATCCAGCGCGGCAACAACTGCCGATGCACCAATACCCGTCCCAGTCAGAGCAGCTCCCAAGAAGAAGCCATCGAAGCCCTTCTGGAACAGCAGCACGTTGGTGCCATTGGTTGTGAGTGCAGATCCCGTCACTGTGCCGGTCGCGGAGATACGATTACGCACGTTCAGGAGCTGCTTGCCTGCTGTATTAGTGCCAGCAATACCAGCGGCCGCCCCGATTCCAATAGCTGCATCAGCCGCTACCGTCGCATTGGTCTTATAGACACAACGACCGCTAATCTGAAGCCACCCGAATGAGCCTGAAGGAATCGGTGCCATGGCCACACCAAACGGGAATCCCTGCAGGGCTGTGTTCGGTATGAGGACTCCGTTATAGGCCTCATCCCACATGGTGAGCGAACCTTTGAGGAGTGCATCAGCAGATTTAACATAGATGAATTCGCCGGTCCCCCAAAAGGGATCGACGGCCATGACGACCATGCCTAGCGGCTGACGCTGCGTGGTGTCGGGAACGAACCAGTCGTTGAAAGGCTGCGTTCCAACGGTCGGAGTAATCGCTGCAAACATGTTCGTTTTCCTTCAGGTTTTCAGCACGCCCTGGAGCGAGCGGTTGGAGCACAGTAGGTTGCCCATCCACAGGACGGGAATGACGACGGCATCCTGGTTCACCGAGCGCAATTCGTCCATGACCGTCATGTTGGCATCACGATGGACGCCCAACTCAAAGTAGTCCGTGTTGACGAAGTACATATGCTGTGCGGGCAGACCGCCCGATGAATCAAAGAACACATCTGCATTCTTGTACTTCATCGTCACAAAGCCAGCCGTCGCATCGCTCTCCGCATTGCCCCCGCTTGTGCTCGTATACCGCTTCAAACTCGTCTGACTCTGCTCAAAGAACGTGAACAGATCATCCGAGGCACCGATCAGATCCGGCTGGTCATCACCGCGGGTGAGCTTGATGTACAGCGTCAACATCAGCGCTTCAATGGTGGACGGCCCTAGGGTCAGAGCCGATCCGCCCTGCAGTGGTGCCGCCGCGGATTGAACGATGTTCTGCCAGAATGGAAAGGTGCTAGAGTTGATCTGTCCGACGGTCCCAGTACCCGCATCCGCAATCAGTGCCTGAACGCCGTTGATCTGGTTCGCAGCCGTGCCATCGGAGTAAATGTCCGTGGACATGCCGTTCTTGAACGAGTTCATGCCATTGCGGATCTTCGATTTGGTGAAGTTGATGATCCGACTCTCACCCATATTGGTGCGCAATTCGCGGCCCGAGGCGGCAATGTTGACGGCGACCTGCTGCCAGGGAAATTCCGCAGCCGTCAGCACATCCACCGCAGCGATATTCAGCGTGTCGAATCCGCTGTAACGCTGATAGGTGGAATTGCTCGCGTACTCCAGCGGCATGACGAGCGAAAGCCCGCCGTCTTCCATACGGATGCGGCCCTTGGCCGAGAGCTTGCGATAGAAGAGATTGTGTTTGGAAACGTTATCGGCGACCTGGGTGTCGTGCTTGCGAAACGTCGTGGCGGCCAGTTCCGACCACGCCGTGAAGATTGAGGTAATGCCCGCGGGCATGATAGTGACTCCTGAAAGCTACGTTCACGTGATGAGTCCCAGCTCACGTGCCGTATTCGTGATCGTCTCTTCCAAGGTGCCGGGTTTGCCGGCCGAAGGTTGGGACGCTCGCCGAGGTACGTTCACGCTCGCGGCTCGCCTGGCATCACGCACGCGGTTCTGGCTTTCAGCCCCACGAGGTTGCGCAGTCCCTTGCGCCTGCAAAAGCAGTAGGCGAATCTCGGGGTTTCCCCAAGTCGCTGTCTCATATGCCTGTTGTAACACCTGATCATGGCTAAGGCTAGGGTTTGCCTGCCGTAGCTGGGGGACCAAAGCCCCCATTTCGTTCATCACATCGCCGAGATAGGGGCGTTTGGGTTGGCCATTCGTCCCCATCTCATTCATCCATGTCGTTACCGCACCCTCAAGATTCGTCTGTTCGGCCTGGGCACGCTGCTGGCGTTCTTGATTCCACGCCCCGATCAGCTGGTCAATCCGAGGGTCCGGCGGCGGCAATTGAGGTTGTGGTTGCTGGCCAATCTGCGGTGCAAAAGCATTCAGATCTACACCGTACTGCTGGGCGATGTTCGCGAACAGCTGCACTTTCTGGTGGGGAGTACCCATGCGCAATTGGGCGGCCGTACGCAGCAGATCGCCGATCGCGCGTTCCGGGGTACCGCCTTCGGCCTCGATCAGCATGCGATAGGGCGCGACGAGATCACTGATGCTTTTGCCGAACTTCGCATCCGGCATCAGTTGGGACTGGCCATTGTGGAAGTCCGATTCGCGCCGATGTATCTCTGCCCTCACGGCTGGCGGGAGTTTTTCCCATTCGGCTCGAGCGGTCGGCTTCCAGGTGCTGGGAGCGCGGTTGATGTCGCGAGCGGCGTCAGGTACCGGTTCTTCCGGGGCGGGCGCAACGGCTTCTTTCGGGGCTCCTTTGAGCGGCTTGGGCGCAACGTCCTTGCGCGGAACCGGTTCTTTGGCGACAGATTCCTTCGGCGTTTCGGCAAAAGTCCCATCTTCATTGCGTACGCGCTCGGTGGTCACGACAGAATCTTGCGTGGGAGCCTCCGGTTCAGCCGCGACGGGATCAATCTCTTCCGGCTCAACCGCATGCTTTTCCATGATGGCCGCCCAATCGGCCGCCATGGTCTGGTCAATGTCTTTATCGGCGAGAACTGCCATTTAGCGACCCCTGAGCATTTTTCTGACTCTATCGGGCGCATCAGCCCACGCCACACGCGCCATTCGCTCGGCCAGCTGATCCGTCTTGCGCTCCTGCTCGGCGCGGACTTTATTGGCCTCCTTCACTTCCTGCTCGCGCCCCTCATAAGGTCGGCTGTGCGTGCGAGCGAGATCATTCCGACGCTGCTTACGGCCGTCCACAACCCGTCCATCGACGGGCGATTCATAGGCGGGCAAGTCGTCCCAGATGACCGGTGATAGGGCTTCCTGATGCGAATCCCAGGGCACCTCAACCATGGCTTTGGCTTCCCGGTCCCAACGATAGCGGCGTCTCATTGCACGCCTCCACTGAACTCACTCTCGGCCTTCGGCCCCGCCTCGGGATCCGCAGACTTCGTCGCTGAAATCGTTGCCACGATGATCTTCACCGCCGCATCATATTTCTCCTGCATGGAGATGAGCGCGGCTTCATGGGCATGAGCGGTGATCTGCCGCTGCGTCTCAGCTTCTTCCTTGAAGCGCGCAATCTGCATCTCAACCTGACCTTCGGCCTGGGTCTTGGCCACCTGGGCTTGCGCATCGGCCTGCGCGACCTGCACTTTGGCTTGGGCTTCGACCTGCGTGCGCTGGGCATCCGCCTGGGACTGGGCCTGCACCTTCGCCACTTCGGCTTGTGCTTTGCCGGCATTCGGATCCGGCGGCGGTTTGGGTGCCTGCATCTTCTCGAACACATCCTCCACTGCAATCCCCATCCGAGCGCGGCGGATGATCGTCATGATCAGTTCTTTGGCTGCATCGATCGGCAACATGCCGGATTGCACAATCGGCGTTAGACCCGTCAATGCTTCGTGTACGGCCGTCAGGACTTGAGACAGACCCTGCATATCAGAATTGAGCGTACCGGCCACCGTCGAATCGGTCTCGACATCGATCTTGAACCGCCGCATGGCGGAACTGCGCATCAATTGCATGATCTCGTCCCAACTCGGCACCTGCAGTAAGGCAGGATCAGGAGGGGGAGGCTGTCCGGGTTGAGGCGGTTGTCCCGCCATCATCTGGGCATGCTGGGCCTGCATCCGCAGCATGGCTTTCTGCTGGGCCGTCGGGAACTGTAGCTCGGTCATCTCAGCGAAGGTTTCAGGCGCGAATTTGGCGCACATGGCTTCACTCGCCAGGCGCATCAGATCCTTGGCATAGCGCTGCACTTCCTTCTGCATGCGCTGTAGTCGGACCGAGCCGAACGTCGCTTTCAGGTCCTGTGCGCCCTTCGTCTCGTTTGGATCTGTGGCTCCCCGGATGATGTCCGAGATCCCCGTGATCTCATCAATAATGGCCTTCTGCTCGGCTCGCGCTTTGTAAAGTCCCTCGAGCAATGCAGATGCATTCTCCGTGGGAAACCAGCTGATCGCCTTGTCCAATCCTCCGTCCGCCCAGGCCTGCGCGTTCTGCACGGGCATCATCTCGTTATCATCGCTCTGCATCAGATCATCAAGCTCCCCAAAGAGCTTGGCGTCATACATCGCCCGCAACCGCATGCCCTGCGTGATCTTGTCGATCCGGCCACTGATTCGATCGAGTTGCTTGGCCTGCTCTTCATACTGGTGATAAGGAATTAGCGGCAGGAGCGAACCCGTATTTTCGATGAGATAGAGCGGACAGGGAATGGGGAAGAAGTCCGCAAACTCGATGGGCGGTTCACCATCCGGATTGTCCGTCGGGAAAATGAGTTGCTTGGCCTCATCCTGGATGAAGAATACACGTTTGCCGATCTTGTCCCAGACCTCCCAGAACTCCGCGACCTTCTGCGTTTCATTCACCTGTTCGCCAATCTTCTTTGGATCATCCTCCATCGGAGCTGCGAACTTCACACTCGCAATGTCCTCCTCGTTGAACTTCTTCAGTGCGTCTGGCTTCGTGAGCTTGTGTCGGAAGAACACCGAAGGAACTTCTTCCCATGTACGTCCGTACCCAATACGTAAGTCGCGCCAGTCCACATGCTCAGGGAGCACCTGTTCGTATTCGACCTCTTCTTGTTCTTCCTGCCCACCTTCCGCATCAGAATCGATCTGATTTGCAGACTGTTCCCCACTTTGTTCGGGCGGCGCGCCGGGCTGCTTCTCGCTCTCCCCCACCTGACGCAAGCTGGGCACATACCGAATGCGTGAACAGCCCCGGCCGACGAGCAGACCATCAAGGGTATCGTTCTTGAGCGTCTGGTCGGTGCATTCGTAATCCACCATGACCATGAGCGAGCGCTCGAGCACTTCGCTGACTGCTTTGCCTACGGGATCCGCATCACGGAAACGCCTACGTACATCCGGATTGGGTCGGGAGTTGTAGATCGCAGGACGTAATGTCTCGGTGTTACTCCACAGGATCGCTACATTGCCCTTTTTCTTGTCCTCGGCCCGATAGCGCTTGACGACTTTCTCAGCCGCGTCCCGCCACTCCTTTTCGCGCTTACCCGCAAGCTGCAGTTCTTTTTTCCAAGTCCGGGCGTCCTTTTCGGACTGATCCGCCTGACTGATCAGTGATTTGGTCGCTCGAGCCATTTAAGCGAGCGCAATGAGTAGCGTGGCCGTGGTTCCGGTTGCCATGATCCGACCTTGGTTCAATTCAATCGGTACGACCGCACCTACCGGGACAGCCGTCAAAACAACTGCCGCACTCGTTCCATCGGGGCTGACCGCGATATTGCCCGTACCACCCACATAAATGCTTTGACAGTTGATGCGCGTGGTATCAGATGGAGTGACTGGGAAAAGACTGGAAAATTTATTGTTATTACCTTGCACGTCGCCTACTCCATGATAGATCAACACAGCCATGCTGCGGGATGAAAAAACGCATCCTCATTCTTCGCATCCGAAAACATAGCCGCTTAATGTTTGAGTAGCGGTACCCGTTGCAGTGAGCACGTTATTGACTGCCGCACTTAGAATGCCATTGCCCATCGGAGGACCTTGAATCACGCCATTAGCTGCGCCAAACGGAATAACCAGGATAGTCGTACCGGCAGTATTATCCTTGAGCAGGACGTTACCGCCGATCGTACCGCTTTCCAACACATACCCCATGAGCCTGAACTTCTTGCCCGTGGCTGGGGTCCAGATCGTAATCTCGGCAGCTACCGATACCGCATTGATCGGAATAAACCTGTTGGGTGCACGTACACGGGAGAGATTCTGACCGTTCCATTGAGTCGCTTGGCATCCGGAGGCATCTATCACGGCTATCCCGTAAAGTGACCAGGTAGGAGCACCCGCAGGACCGGAGGTGTGATTGATCGAGTGAAATCCAAACGGTAAATTGAGTGTCGAGGGCTGCAGGAAGGGCACCTTCAGTACTGGCACACTGAAATCGTTGTAATAAAACAGCGCATTCAGCCCTTGGAAACTGATACTGATGGGAATGAACGTGCTGCCACTCAATGGGAAAACAGTGCGCGAGATACGCGTGCCACCGTTATAAATGCTCGCACCGAAGCTGCCATTGATATCTAACTCCCAGACATAACCGTCTTGTACTGGAGTAGCAGCTGTGAAACTTCCTGGACGGGTATAGAAGCCAAAACAGCGGTTGGTATTGATACTTGGAGAAGCCTCGGTCTGAATCAGCGCGCCCGCCGTAATGGCACCAATCGAGGGCTCGAAGTTTTCAATCGTGCTGATGGCAGCAGCATTGGAAGCGGTTGTGCCTAAGGTCGTGACGAGGTTGCCACTCGCTTGTGTCATCGTCCCCGTGCCCGCCAGCACCGGGGATTGCCATCGACTCACGGTATCGATGACAGTCCCGTTGAAGTTGTCGATCATCAGCACATCGGGTAGCGGAGTGATCGGTAGTTGATACCCCACAATCGCGGGGGAAAACCGCAGCGGATTTCCCAAATCGTCCACAAGCGTAATGTTCGGCATTATTGCTCCGCCAGGCGCTTGGTCTTCGCCCGCTTGATCAGATCATTGATCGTCAGATCCGTTTCGAACCGCCGCGGTTGATCCTTCGGCCTGTCCCTCACCATGGGGCGGGACATGCAACCATATCGTAGCGCATCTGGGGCGTGATCCTCACCGTTTGTATCCACATCCTCGGCCTTGTGAGGATCGTGCTGCAGGGCGGGTAAGGTGCGGATAAGATGGGGACAGGTACTGAAAACCTTCAATCCCTGCTCATTTGACTTCAACCGCTGCCTCACTTCATCCCATCCACCCATGGCACCGGCTCGAGCCACACGGGCATTGTCTGCGCGCCGCCAATTCAAATTCATGCGCTCTGCAATGCTCGGACCGCCATCCCGCGAGAATGCAGCCGGATCGATGACCTCGTCGGCCATGGATTCTTTGCCTTCAAGCTCCTTCACGCCAGCACCGACTTCCTGCGCCGTCATCTGACAGCCCTCATTGGCGGTCCCGTTCCAGCCATACCACTCGCGATAGATCACCAATGTTCCACGTGGAACAGATTGCATCTCTCCATCACTGACAGCTGCCCACAGTACGCAGAAAGGCCGGGCACTTCCCCAGTCAGCCATACGAATCCGCGCCCAGTGCTCCGGGATCGCGAAGGGCTGGCAGACGTGACGCTCGATACTGAACTCAGGAAAGTAGGCGCCAGCAATGACATTCCAATCACCTTCAAGCCAAGCCCGGACCAGCTCGACACTGCCGACCAAGTAGAGCCGGTTCACATAGTCGGGGTCTTTAGCCAGCAGAATACGGTTGTCGCCAATCTTGGACGGGATGTAGACGCTGTGATGCTCTTTGCCGTTGGGCAACTGGCGCACCAAGCGCTTCATTCCAAGCGGAGCCGGATCAATGAAACGCTGCTTGATCCATTGATGGCCAGGACCTCCTGGATTGGCACTGAGAAGCAGTTGGATAGGTACACCATGAGCACTGCGTAGACACCCGAAGAGCCGATCAATCGGCGCAGGCATCGGATAGTTGCCTGCCTCTTCGACCGCAGCATCACTGAGAGACTGTCCTTGATACTTCTCGGCATCGGTCACGCTCTCGAGCGGTCGGAAGCGAATGCGGCCGCCATGAGGCATGGCAAAGAGCTTCTTTTGGTCCTGCCATCGAGCTCCAGTGGACAGGTAGATCTCTTTGGCACGCTCTATCAGATCGTCCTGTTGCGGCATCTCCTTGCGGAAGAAGACGGCATTGAAGCCTGGACCCCAGCGCTTTTCCTTGATCGCGTACTTGCCGAGAATGCCATCCGTCTTGCCACCACCGCGCGCGCCCCCGAACAGAATTTCGGGATAGGGACAGTCAATCAGCGCTTTCTGGGGACCGAGCTGGGGCTGCCAGCTATATTCAGTTTGGACGGTCTGAGCTGTAGCGCTCATCCCATTCCTTCGCCGGCAGCGGCTCGGCACTCACATCGCAGGGTTTAGTCGTCACCTCCATGTCGATCTGCTGCGGGATCAGCCGGGCGTACATTTTGTAGAACTCGGTCTGATTGTCCTTGGCCCACTGCGCCATGGCATGTGTGCTGCCTAATCGCTGGAAGACAGCCAAGACATTTTCCTTCGCGCTTTTCTGAGCTTTTCCCTTAGAACCCAGAGGGCGACCTTTAGGCATTTGTTTTAGTTATCATACAGTTGATTTGTCTGCAGATTCAATTATCTCGCACGGCAGCGGAGCGAGTGGAAGCTTGACCGTAATCTCGCAGCGAGCACACCAAGCATGAACTTCGGGTCGAGAGCGAATCACTTGCATCATGCTCAGGCATTCAGCGCATTGAATCGACGGAATGAGCCAGACGCAATGAGTTGCTTTAGGGTCCATTGAATGTCACTGCGGCAGGCCCCTGCACTACTTCGCATTCGAGAAGAGGGATCGGTACCCGGAGGCGGATATCGACGCGAGAACAGCCTTTGCGCAGCAGTTCACCGGTGATATTGCTGAAGGCATCGCTAGTGGTGCAGGCACCAATGCCATAGGGCTGCTGCTCACTGACTTTGCAGTTTTCGAATAGCAAGGGTTGACCACATTCCCCGCAGTGATATAGGCCTGCTTGTCCGAGCACTTTCATCGCTTGAGTGCCTTGGCCAGTGTTTTGGCATGAGCCTTTTTCTGTTCGTCGGCGGCTACGAATTCAGCGCCCACTTTCTGCGGGATGCCCAAAGTACTGTGACCGTGTTTGGCCGCTTCCATGGCGCGATGCTGAGCTGAGGATTTACTGGGCATCGCGTTTCATATCCGATATTCGCCGAATGTCGTCGAAATCACCATTTGTGCCCGGTAAGTCGGGGTTCCATGCTTCAGCGGTCCACGATCGGCTTTGCCTCCATTCCAGTTTCGGCACAATCCGTTCACCCCGTAGGGCACATCCATGTGCACATGCATCACCAATCCTGCGGGTCGAGTCTCAGGATGTCTTTCGGCTTCGGACCCGTGCCTAGCAAGTACCGGATCCATGCTAGGCCAATTTGAAATCCGTGGGCGCCTGCGGGATCGGGGCAGGAATGGCGAGCGTGAAGGTCACCTCGGGCGTCCACTTGGAGTGGATGGGCTGGCCTTGTGCGTCCAGGCCTGCCGTATCGGCCCGTACGGCCGCTGCGAGGGATACCCCTGTGGGTAGATGAGGGGTGAGGCTTGCGAGGAGCGCAGAGGTGGCGGTAGGCGGTGCCGTGATGCCGTAGGGATAGGTTCCGGGCGCCGAGCCGGCGGCCGAGGTATCGCGCACCCCGACCGTATAGCTGACAATCTCGCCCGCGGCCACGGGACTGCCATCTTCGTTGAGGGTGGGGTCGGTCCAGTCAAGCTCTGTCGGGTCGGCCATATCAACTCCGTGGGGTGATTTGCACCAGAGTACAGGGAAAATCGCCTTTAGCCACACGCATTTGGACGGTGGTCAATGTTAAATGCGCCGGATCGTCGTCCGCGATGAAGCCGTGATTCTTCAGCGCATCGATGAGCGGCTTGAGGCCTCCGACGAAGTTGTCCGTGTCCAGAGGACGAATCCCGAAACGGGTCACTTTGAGTTCGGCATGAGCAGGCGTGCTCGGCTGGCCTATGCGCGCGGCCGACTTCGCTTCCATGACGAGCATCGACCAATGTCGGGCGAGCCGTTGATGGTGAACCCAATGCTTGCGTATGTGCTCATTGAGGCTCGGACTGGCTTCTCGCAAGGTCAGTGTGATCATGGACAGTCTTCGAGATGCGCCTGGCAGAAGTCTCGCGCCCCCTGAGCATCGGTGGCATAGCCCAGTAGCTTCCTCTGGTACCAGGCCCAGTACATCACCTTGCCCTCGGTGAGGGTTTTGCGGACCACATAATCCGTACCCCCCGCGCACTGGTGGCCAGTCTCGTCGGCATTTCTCACCGGCGGTAACCATGTCAAGCTCGGGGCTGCAGTGACATTTACGGGATGTCCTGCAGTCGGGATAGGCTCCCCGGCTTGGGTGGATTCGGACCGCTCACAAGATTCAATGTCGGGGGAAGCCACGCAGGTGCCGGCCGGTGTCCGAGCATCCTCGCTCGGGTCGGAACGCGAATATGACCCGGACGTCTCCGGGACTGCCGCGACATGATTGCGTGGCTCCGTGCTTACATCACGGTTATCCCCCTGTGCTGCGGGTGATTTCGATGCTCCTTGAGTGGATTCGGGCGGCAAGCGATCAGGCCCAGAAGACTCCCCGGTCTCCACATTGAGGGAATCCTCCGTCACAATAGCGGCCCGACCGCCTGCCATAGATCGTTGCGCGAGTCGCGCCATCATTTCCCCGTGGCTTCGGATGGTGACCGGTCTGTCGAAAAAGCTTTTCGGATTCATGGTCTGAGCCTCCCAATCACATCGGCTCAATCCGAGTGTTCCAAAGGCGAGCCGACTGAGCCTCCATTGGATGGTAGCGCCTTGTACTCGTAGTGCTCATTCGTGCTCGTGTCGATAGCAAATAGGTGCTGCATCAGATGCGCAGCGGCTTTGTTGGCTGCCTCGTGACTGACACCCGTCGAGTCCTTGATTGGCATCGCTAAGTTGCAATGCCAGCTCCAAGCGTACTCAGGATCGTCTCGCATCTTGGTGCGGAACATGTCGAAAGCTTCGGTGATTGTCATTTGCGTTCCTCGGAGGAGGAGGCACGAGTGCCCCTAGCATCGTGTACCACGTCAGCAATTCTGCTGGGCCCGCAGATCAGGTGCACAAGTTCGTCCGTGCTCAACACCGGCTTTTGCAAATGCTTGAGACGCAGAATGTCAAACAGCACCTCGGTCGTGATGTCGATATTGGTCTTGTGCTGCAGCACCTGCAGCGGATAGCCCCTCGTCACATAGCCCATTATGTCGGTCAGCGTGATGTAAGCGGCCGTCTGCGGATTGTAGAGCCGACGGTTTCCATACTTGCGCAAAACCAATAGGCCGTTGGCCTTCTTCTCTGCAGTCCGAGCTACTGATGCGTCCGTCATGATTTCACCAGCCCCAACAGCGCCTTGCAGAGTTCGTCTGCCGGGAGGCAGCACTTGGCCTGCACGGATCTGATCCCAGTCACCAGCCGATTGGTGCGCAACTCCTGCCACATGGCCTCGGCAATCCAGTAATCCATCATCATTGAGTAATGCTCGCGAGCCTGGCGGTCGGTCGCGCCAGCGCCAAGCATGCGCGTTGGCTTTTTGGGCCGTGGCGGGAGGTCATTGTCGGGAGCATGACGTGGGACTGGTGTGTCAGTCATGGGCACACCACAGCTACGTGATTGAAATCATGTCGCACCTCGAACCCGAATTCCGCCGCGAGGCCTCTCAACGAAAAACTCTCGTAGTGATTCGGTAGCACGCTGTCGCTCGCATCGTCCTTCCAGCGGAAGGCGTCGCGGTAGATGACGCGATCGCCGGGCCTTGCAAGTAGGCGCGCAGCCTCGCGTATTAGCTTCATGGCGTCATAGCGCTGGTAGGTTGGGCAGCCCTCCAGATATTGGCGGGAGATTTCCGCTTCGCTCTCAGGGAGTGTTCGCTCTGTTCCGGTCATGCCGGTCTCTCCAACGGCATCCACTGCGTAACGGTCAGCTCGTCTGCGTCGAGTTCCGCGAGTGCCCTGTTGTACTGAGAGACGGCCCACTGATCGGTGCCCACCACGTACTCGCGACTGTTGTGGCGGACCATGAAGGCATAGCCGCTGCGGACCCAGCGGGCATCAGAATGGTCCTTGGTGCCCTGTAGGAATGCCACGACATGCTGGTTCCAGCCTGGCAGCCGCTCGTTTGCGTTGATCCAGTGGGAATGATCCGACCGAGGATCAGTGGAACCTACGCTCTGGTGCTCGTTCATGCGAAAAGCCTCTGTTGGTCCTGTCCTGCGATCGCAGATTTATTCATCCAAAGTACTTCAGTGCGGGCGACGCCTCCGCGGCCAGCACTGGCGCGAGCCTGCGTCTCGTCGCGAGTCCAGCCCTGCAGGCGATTGTCATAGAGTTCGGAGTGGTACCCGGACAGCACAACCATGCCGGTCAAGGTGTTCAGGAATTCCAGCAGCTCGACGTGCTGCTCATCTGTCATCTCATGGCGGTAGTAGCCGGCCTTCCCAGCGCCCATCACGCGGGTGCTATACACGTATGGCGGGTCTACGAAGTGCAGGGTTTCTGGGTCGTCGTGCTGCGCCATGACCGCGATCGCGGGGCGATTCTCAATCAGGACTGCCGCCAATCGCTGGCCAGCGTTCGCGATCGCATCCGGGTATAGCGCCCAAAGATGCTGCGCGGTTTCGTACTCGCGCTTGGTGTCGATCCTAAAGCCCGTGGTGCCTTTCGTGGCGCCGGCAGAGCCGAACCCCATCTGGGCGCGAATCGTCAACCGGCGAGCACGCTCGACCGGCTCATCCGCCGGCTCCCATGCTTCCTCAAATTCTGCCCGGGCGTAGGGGGTCGCGGCGCAGGCCTGCAAAAGTCGATCGAGCTGAGCGGGATCTCGAAGCACCTGAAAGAAGTTCACCACGTCGCTGTCCAGATCGTTGTAGATCTCGCTATACGCCCGTGGCTTCTGGAGCAGCACGCCGGCAGCGCCGCCGAAGGGCTCGACGTAGGTCCGGTGTGGCGGGAAATGCTCAATAACCCACGGCGCAATCCGGAACTTGCCGCCGTGATACCGCAATACGGGACGGTCAATCATGGGAACAAACCGCCCAGTAGATGCCTCGTTTACTCATCACTGAAAACTACCGTTGCGCCATAGTGATTGTCAAGCCCCATCTGCTGCGGTACGATAAATGCTGTGGATAACCCCATGTTGCAGATGCAAGTTCTCATTTCGACGCACCCAAACTGGTTCTGCGAGAGCCAGGTTCCCTGCTGCCTGCGGGAGCTGTGGCTGCTGGCGCTGGAGAACTGGGAAGCCCTGCAGGCGGCTTGAGATCCAGTTCACGCTGCACCTCTTGAGGGGTCGTCCCGGTGAGCGTGGCAATCGTGTTCACGTCACGCGCCACCGAGCTCAATCGCAGGTCCCAAATCTTGTCTCGGATTCTTCGCTGACGGGTTTCGTCCGCCGCGCGGGAGTCCATAGGATTCACTCGCGCGCGCTTCTTATAGTTATAGGGAGGATCAGAGGGAGGATCGGGTGTCATAGCTTGACACCCCGTAGCCTCCTGGTTGACACCCCGTTCCTCGTTATTTGACACCCCGTTCGGCTCACGGGGTAGCACGGTGACACCCCGTTCGAGTGGCAGGTCATAGACGATGGGGCGGCGATCGGCACGCTCGATATGAGCTGCCGCGATGGCTTGATTGCCACGGTTGACTAGCTCTAGTTCCTCAAGCTCTTGAAGCTTGCGCCGGACGGTGCTCTCGGAAAGACCGGTGTCTTCAGCTAGTGTGTTCACCGCAGGAAATGCATTACAGCCGTCAGGACCGGCATAATTGGCGAGGCACAGGAGGACGAATCGCTGATTCGGCTCCTTCGTTTCTTGCTGTTTAATGGCCCAAGCGGTGGCTTGCCAACTCAATACGCTCTCCATCCCTACGCCCATCCGCAAAGAAGATGGCGGCCACCGCGGGATGGTGTACGGCTTACCTACGAGGATCAGTCGTAGTTGGCCGCCGTGTTGAAGTATACTCCTGAGGCCAACAATCATGAAAGGCTATGTCCCATGAACGACCAAGAGATTGAACGCGAGATTCAGGCCAAAGGATTGACCGCCCCTCGGGTAACGCCGGAACGGCTTGAGGCAGTGATCAAGGATGAGGCCTACTACGTCTTCCCCGGCACCATGCTCACCGTCTGTTGCCTCACCTTGGAGAACGGCTTTACCGTCACAGGCGAATCCGCTTGTGCCAGTCCCGCCAACTTCAACGAAGAGCTCGGACGCAAGATTGCGCGCGAGCATGCCAAGCAGAAGATCTGGCCCTTGGAGGGCTATCTGCTGCGTCAACAGTTGAGTCAGAAGTAACCACTGACTCTGCGGCACGCCCCTTCACCGGGGCGTTGTCGCGAAAAGACCCAACGATCATCGGGCTACCCCTGCTTTAATAGTCCATTGACTGGCCATTGCATCGGCCAATCCCACCGCGGTTCGGGACCGTCGTTTCCAGCGATCCGGTCCCGGAGATTCGAAATGCACCTTGGGCCAGCGCCCTTGCACTATTTCTGTCGGTATCAGCACGGGAAGATTCTTCAGCCACAAACAGGTCGCTTTGGTCTCCCCATGACCAAACCACCATGGATGCACAATTTGCGAATAAGCCGGTAGCTTGGCATGCGCGTGGGGGATCGGGTTCTCAATGCAGATCTTCGGAATGCCGCTTCTCCATAACAGATCAAAGAAGCGCTCAGCATCCACCATTAGCGCCCATCTGGCCTTATCAATGACATTCCCGCGGCCACCCTTATACAACCACCTCACACCTGAATTCGTCAGATATGTACAGGGCGGATGAAACACAGCCAGATCCCAATCCTCGTTCAGATGGTCCAGGACGCTGCCTACGATGTGCTGGCCTGGTCGTTCGGTCTCGAGCAGATCACAGCTCCAAGCATCATGGCCGAAACCTGCGAAGGCATCGCGCACCACGCCAGAGAACTCACAGCCAATGAGCACCTTCATCCGGGCGTTGTCGTTTCTGGAGGCGAATCGGGCAGCCCGAGTAACTTCATCCTCCGCATATCGCAGATCTAGAACGAGTCCAGGCAGAAGGCTCGCGAACCCTTCTCGCAGCTTTGCGATCTGCGCATCCTTCTCAGCCAGGGCAGCCTCGGCAATCTCGATTTCGTGTACGGCTCGACTTGTCCAATTCTGTGGAGGACTGAGGCCTCGCTCATCCGCCAACCGGAGTTGTTTACTTAAGTCGCTCATGCGAAACCTCTCCCACATTGATGCTCGGTCAGGACCTCTCCGCCCGCCTCCACATCCGTCCAGTCGTTCAGTCCAAAGCGTTTCATGGAGCCTCACGTTTAGGATCGACAACCCTGAAAAGATCCGCAGCCGTAGCCACATTCGCACTTGCGACGATCGTCCCGATCAATCGGCATCTTGGGACCACCGCGCTTCCAGAATCCCTTGGAGTCCTTCGCCCAGCCCTTGCCTACCATCCACATGCTGGTCTGGCAGCGGCGATCGGTCATGGGCCCGTACCTATGGGCGGTAAAGGTCGAAGTCCGCCGGAATAGCTCACCGCATCCTCTGCATTGGCAGTTGTCCCCTTTTAAGGGAAGCGACGGATACGGATGGTTCATAGACCGCTCCCAGTGCGAATCCGCCGATAGGTCACCTGCCGCTCGACACCCAGGATCGCCATGATCTGCGGCCCCGGATTTGTATGGCGTCCCTTGGCAAGCCGACACAGATAGCCTGCATCCAGGACTCCTGGATATAACCGGGCCGCCGGTCGCACTCCACCATGTCGCTTGATCAGCGCAAGCGCCGCACGTTGTATTTTCGTCATGATGCCAGTGTGACCTACGTTGTATATTCTGTCAACGACCTGTTGACAGCTCTTTCAACGTCTGGAATACTCTGCCCCACGCCAACAGGAGAGCCCAGAAGTGTCCAGCAAAAAGTCAAATGTAGAGCGATATGTGCTAATCACAACCGAGCACCGAGGTGTGTTCGCAGGTTTCGCCACCGATACCGATGGCGATGTGATCAAACTGCGAGCGGGTCGCAATTGCGTGTACTGGTCGAGTGACCTGAAAGGATTTCTCGGACTCGCCAGTGAGGGTCCCAATGCCACCTGCAAAATTGGTCCCGCTGCTGACATTGAATTGCGCAAGATCACCTCGGTGGTCGAAGTGACACCCGAAGCCCAGGCCAAGTGGGAAGCAGCTAAATGGACGCGGTAGCCCTCTTGCGAGGCGAGTTGCCCGCCTGGACAGCCGGGTACGGGTCCGGGGACGGATCCGGGTACGGGTCCGGGGACGGGTCCGGGTCCGGATCCGGGTACGGGTACGGGTCCGGGGACGGGTCCGGGTACGGGGACGGGTCCGGGTACGGGGACGGGTCCGGGTACGGGTACGGGGACGGGGACGGGGACGGGTCCGGGTCCGGGTACGGGTCCGGGGACGGGTCCGGGGACGGGTCCGGGTCCGGGTACGGGTACGGGTACGGGGACGGGGACGGGTCCGGGTACGGGTCCGGGTACGGGTCCGGGGACGGGTCCGGGTCCGGGGACGGGTCGTATTGGCTCGCTACGCTCGCCTATTTCGGAAAGAAATGGACCGACGCCCAGCGGGCAAGGCTCGGCGAGCTCCAACAGCTTGGAGCGAAGATTGCTTTCTGGTGGTCGGATGAAACCGGCTATGCCTGTAACGGCGGCAATCGCACTGTACAAGCGGTCCCTGGCGCAATCGAGAAAATTTCCGGCCCGCTGAAGATTTGCACTCCACAAGCTCTGCACGCAACAGAACTTCCGCCGAAGTGGAAAGGCCAGCGCATCTGGTGTGTTGCGTTGCTCGGCGAACTCCAACAGCAAGATGACAAGTTTGCAGCATTGGAACGCGAAATCATCGGTGAATGCGAATGACTACCGGAACCTGGATCTTCATCTGCATCGGCTGTTTCGCAGCCGGGATCTTGTTCGGGTACGTGGACTGCGAGCTGACTCACCGCACCATACTGCGTCGCTGGAGAAGTTGAAATGACTGCTATGGGACTGCTGATGGATGCGCTGGGTGATGCGGAAGTTACCTGCGAAGAAGTGAAGCAGTTGCGGCTCGAGATCACGAAGCTGCGCAGGTTGTTGGTCGTGAAGCTGTGTGATTGCCGCCGGCTGGCCAGCACCTTGCCGCTGGAGCCTTTGCTTCACACACCTGCCTGTAGATACAGGAGTGCGCTGCAATGAGTGACGAGCAGAACGACATCGATTCAGCCGCTGAAGCCCAGCAACAGTTGGAAGAGTCGCGACGGCACAAGGAGCAAGATCCTGACGTTCACTTCTGGGCGGTCGCACATGGTGATCTGCTCGCACGCCAACGGGCCGAAGCCGCCCAGCTGAAAACGCTCAACTGGGCACTGGACCGGTTATTCAAATGAAAATCAAACATTGCGAATACTGTGGAAAAGATCTCGGTGGCGAAGTTGATCGATGGCATGGGGATCCGCCCATTACCTGCGGTGAGCGCGAGTGTGAACGTTGGGCACGCGATTGCGTTGCCGAACAACGCGAAGAAGCTCATCGAGATTTAGATGATCGGATGGGTTGGTAATGAAACCGCGCTATCGACATGAGCCGCTGATCGACTTCGATGCGCCGCTGCCGGAGTGCGCCAAGAGCAAGCCATTGCCGCCGGTTGAAACACGCCGCCCCGCACATACGAGTGGCTGCGGCTGTATCGAATGTTGGAACTCAGGGCTGAGGTACGGCGACTGGCTGAAACAGAAACAACTCAACGAGCTGTAGGAGAATTTTGTGGCTAAAGTGTCTGAGATGATCGTCAGCAAGTTTCTCGCGAAGTCAGACTTCGAAGAGGATCAGGTCTGTACGATCAAGGATGTGGGAGTCGAGGAAATAGCACAGGGCGAAACCAAATGGGTCATCCGCTTTCGTGAGCACGTCAAAGGCATGGTGCTCAACGTGACCACCATCCGGGTATTGGAAGCCGCCTTCGGCGATGATTCTGACCACTGGATCGGCAACAAGGTCATGGTGTACGTAGACCCGAACGTGAGCTTTCAGGGTCGTGTTGTCGGAGGGCTGAGATTGCGACCGCCCAAGAAAGCCAAACCACCCATAGCGCCGCCGCCTGCTCCTTCCAAAGAAGCAGACTTTGACGATTCAGACATACCTTTTAATGCCGTGGCTGCATGAGAACCACGCTAAAAACATGCTTCAAGTGTGGGGCTGGAAAGCCCCTCACTCAATTCTAACATCATCGGAAGTTCGATTAGCCATGCCCGCGTTCATCCTCTCGACCCACAATCGTGAACGAGCCCTTACGCTTGCGCACACAGTATTGCGGAGCCTGGATGAGCGCGTGGCCTGGCAGGTTACTGTTGAGCCGGTCAAAGTCACTCGTACGATTCAACAGAATCGGTATCTCAATGGCGTGGCCTACAAGGCGATTGGCGAACGTACCGGCTACGAACGCGAGGAGTTGCATGAGTACTTCCTGGGCCTGTTCTTCGGCTGGCGAACCAAGAAGGTGCCGCGTAAACCTTCTAATCCCAAAGGCGAGGAATCTGTCCCGATACGCTCGACCACCAAAAACGAAGACGGTAAGCGTGAAGTGCTCTCGACGGAGGACTTCTGGAAGTACGTCGAATTCCTGCAACGCTTTGCGGCCGAGAAGCTACACATCATCATCCCCGATCCTGATCCTGCACTGAGGACACGATAGTGGTGGCCTACAAGGGAATGCCGCGGGCAACCGCAGAAGAAAGAGCACATCTCATGCGCGTGCGCGGATTGCCTTGTTGCATCTGCCTGCCCGATGAGCAGAAGTCTCCCACGGAAACTCATCATTTGCTCCAGGGAGGCCAGCGGATGGGGCATTATTTCTGCGTCCCTTTATGTCATGAACACCACGATAACGTGCATAGATACGTCATCATGATGCGTGCGTTGTGGACATTGACAATGAGTACATTGGGCGTGACGAACGTGGAATGGCCCATGAGCAAAATTGTGCCTAGGAGTGTGGCGTCATGAAACTCTTTTCGATCAAAGAGCGTCTTCAAGCCTATTCAAAACGGTTGCCCAACGGCTGTATTGAATGGATAGCTTCCAAGTTCCGAGATGGATATGGGTGTATCCGTGCAAATGGTAGAGATCGCGGCGCGCACATAGTCTCTTACGAATTCCACGTAGGACCGATTCCGCAAGGCTTGGAATTGGACCATTTGTGCCGGAATCGATGGTGCATTAATCCAGAGCATTTAGAGCCTGTCGGGCATAGGGAAAATGTACTTCGTGGCGTAGCTCCTGGCGCATTGATTCACAACACCGGGCGCTGCGCGAAAGGCCATGTAATGACAAAACAGCCCAGTGGTCGCATGAGCTGCCGAATCTGCAATCGTGAAGCAGTGCGCCGTTTTAAATCTCGGAGAGGTGTCGCATGAACGAGCGTGAGGTCATTGAGGCGCTCTGCATGGTCATCGGAACCGGTGTCGTGATGACGTTGATGGCGCTCTGGTGCCTGCGGCCTCGTAGTGCCCGCCGGGAGTCGAGGAAGTAATGCGCCGCATCGGAATGACAGGCTCATTGTCTGGCGCGGCACCTACTCTGCAAGCCTTCGGTACCTTCAAGGACATTCAGCGCGAGTCCCGTGAGCTTTCGATGGAGTTGGATATCAGCGTGATTGCTCTGGACCCAAGGCGCTATACCGCACGCTTTCGGGTGTTGGGACATACCGCTAACAATGCCGATGAGGTCAGACGGTTGGTCACTCGATTGAGGCCTGCACCATGATGGAGATCCGCGCGGAGTTGGCCAAATGAGCACGCTCACATCGGAAACGTCGGACACATGAAGCCCATGGCCATCGACCTGTTTTGCGGATTGGGCGGATGGACGGAAGGTCTGCTCGCTGAGGGTTACTACGTGGTTGGCTTCGACATCGAGCGACACGTCTATGGCGAGCATCGCTATCCGGCGCAATTGGTGCTGCAGGACGTTCTGAGCATCCATGGGCGGCAGTTCAAAGACGCTACCCTGATAGTCGCCTCTCCGCCCTGCCAGGCGTACAGCTACCGTGCGATGCCCTGGAAGCGCGCTAAGGCGCTGCCACCGCCGGACAACTCGCTATTCGAGGCGTGCTTCCGCATCCAGCGTGAAGCTTCTGAGGCGGCGGGCCGCCATATCCCGATGGTGGTTGAGAACGTCCGTGGAGCTCAGCCCTGGGTCGGGCGCTCGAGGTGGAACTTCGGCAGTTTCCACCTGTGGGGGGACGTGCCAGCCTTGATGCCGATGGTCAAGGTCAGTGCCAAAGTACCCGACTTGGATTGGTCTAAACACGGCACGCCCGGATATCGAGACGGGCCAGGTCGTGCGTTCAACGATACAGCGATCAAGAATCTTGACGGCATCAAAAATAAAGACGCCGATGGATATGTACGTGATCACCCCTCGGCATTTGGGTGGAAAGCACCTCGAACCTCCAGCGCTAGCCCGAAACGTAAATTCGCCGCTGCTCAGGTAGCCAAGATTCCGCTGCCATTGGCGCGGTACATCGCCGCCACCTATAAGCCGAGGCTCGCAGCATGACGGACATAACCGACAAAACAGTACAGCTCACCTCAAAGGATGTGCTCCGCGAGGTTCAAGCGGAGTTGATCAAGATCGCCGCCAGCTTGGTGCAAGGCGTTCATATACCCACCGAGTTTGATGAAGACAACTTCTATAAGTCCACTCCGGTCGCTGAGCGCCGTCGCATACGCCAGACCCGCGAACGACTGGAGGAGCACGGGAGGGTCACGGGCATCAAGCTGCGTGATCTGTTCGACAAGCTCTCGCCGTTGATTCGTAGCTCGGACGAGACGAGCGAGCACCCCTATTCCCGGACAACAGACATCGCCATGCAGGCGTTCTTTGATCGCTGGCAGGCAAACCCCGTTACCGCGTCGGATCAGCAATGGGTCAACGGCTACGCCCGTGCGCTTCAGCACGTTCGAAGCAAGTCGGTGCCGTCCGCTCCGAAAGCCAACGCAGTCCCCACGCGCTCCGACATCCAATCTCGCCAGCTCTATACCTGCCCGGTCCCAAATTGCCCGGGGAACCACCTGAGCAAGTTGAGCGTGTGCGTGGAGCCGTGTCCGGGATTCATCACTCGCGATGACGGTACCCGAATCTATTGCGGGAGCGGCAAAGGCCATCCCGGCCCATGCTGCTGTGTACAGACGCGGTCGAAAGCCAACGCTGGGGAGTCTCGCGCAGAGTTTGAGCGGGATCGAGGCTTTGTGCGCCGTTGCCCGAAGTGTGGCTCAAGTGGCGCACCCAACATGACCCCTATAGACGGCGTAATCCGGCCATGCCCCTCCGGGTGGCACGCTCAGAACGGGGACGCGCAAGCATGAAGCGCTATCAACTCATCCTCAAAGGCGACACCGGATTGCTACAGCTCGACGAGCACCCGGGCGGTTCATGGGTGCACCATGCCGATGCGCTCCCGCTGGCGACAGAGAATATGCGGCTACGCGCGGCATTGAGAGATCTATGCAATCAGGTTGAGAAGTTCTGCATTGAGCAGGGGGAATGGGAATTCTATACGGGACCCACGCTGGCAGCGCTCGGTGAATCTCGGCAGGAAGTGCATGAGAAGGATCTGCTCGACTTGATCGTCGGGAACAAACCGACCGCAGTGAGCGAGGGAGAACAACATGGCGAGTAGACATCCAGCAACCGAAGCATGGGACGCATGGGTACAAAGCGGCTTCGGCTCGGAGGCAATCAAGGCTGAGACACTCAAGGCGCCAGCAGATCAGCAGCTGTACCTGATCAATCGGCTATGGCATGCCTTCATGGCTGGCCACGCCGCTGGTAGCACGAAGGGCAAGAACGATGGTTGAACGATATGTGCCGCGAGGTCCGAAAGACGTGACGCTTCAGCAAAGGAACCGGCGCCGCATCAAGGAACTTGAACGGGCCCTGATGCGAGCCGTCAATGAGCACGGGCACAAGTATA